CCCCCTGACACTGTGTCACCCCCTCCAGCGGCGGCAAATTGTATTTATTTGTGCCTCTTGTTTTGGGGTCTTTTGAGTGCGTTTGAAGGACGCTCACCATCCCGATCTCTTGCAAAAATTGTATCTTTCGCTGCACCGTCCGTTCCGAACAATCAGCAACTTGTGCAAGCCACTTTATGGCTGGGTAAGCGTATCCAAACTCGGTGTTGTATCTATCGGCAATTCCAATCAACACCAACTTGGCAACGCTATCATTGAGCTTTTGCTCAAACGCCCACGTTACGGCCTTAATACTCATCATAGTTCTCCCATTTCACTCAATGCGTGATGGGGGACAAAATATGCGAGGCCATGTCCGCCATAGTTTTTTTGCCATTCGTGCTGCTTCGCATCAGCAGCCCTTATCCATCCATGAACCCGATAGTCCGGTGCATGTCCGGTCACTAAAATAAAAATCCTTTCATCATCATCATCATCGCGCACGATTAGGTCATAATCATGGCTGCTACGCGTCCTCACTTCCCAGCCGGTGCTGTCAATATCACCGCCCGATTTATAGGTGTTGATGCCGCCGCCCCAATAGCGCCCCATCACCTTCGCCACCGCTAATTCACCGCAAGCACCCTCAATATGCGCCTGCCATTCACGACCGCTTATCTTGCTAACAGAATTGCGTTTGATTGCTGAAACTTGGCGCATCATGCCGGTCATAGCGGCCTGCAGCACCTCGTAATCTCTCAGGCGCACCTCGATCAATCGGGGCTGTTGATGAGTTGTTGCCACTCCTCACTCCCCTTGCAATGGTCACAGATCCTGTTGCCAACGCCACCGCTCATAAATTTTCGGCTGCACCGGAGGCACTTTCGGTTTGTTGCGCCTGTCTCCATGTAATCAATGTCAAAGCGCACACCGGTGTAATCAATCGAGCATTGCTGAACGGTCTCATACCATTTGTCAGGGATGCGCCCAAAAAACTCGCTCCAACGCCTTACGCTGTCTCTTGTTAAATGGCACCAATCGGCGACGCGGTTAATCCCGGTCGTGACTTCGCCATCGCCAATGTGCTTGAAAAGGGCAAGAATATCATCCTCTGAGTGATGCCGACGCTGATGGACAACGCCGACTCCCCTCATAGCTTCCCACCGATCAGATCGCAGAAATCCTCGTAATCAATGACCGCAAGTGGCTTCTGCCGATCAATCCCAATGACCAACACATCGGCACCTTCAATGTTGTCGTAAATAAATTTGAAACCAGAGGCGCGTTTCTTTGCCTCCACTTCCCAAGTCGTCCGGCCTTGCTTTATGATCAGATCGTTTTTAAAGCCAGCAGCCGCGCCAGACAAAGGCACACGATAAGCCTCAAGGCCATGCGCCTTCGCGGTATTTACCAGCTCGCGCTCGAAGCGACCGCCCTTATCCCTCGACGCTTTTCCCATCGTGATCTCCAAAATGATCTATCCAATCAACCAGCGTCACATCACCTTCGGTCATCACATGGATCTGCATCATGCGTTTGCCGGATGGCACCGATTTTTCATAAAGATACTTGTGAATGGTGGCTTGGCAGACCCCAAGATCCGCCGCAAAGCGCTTTTGGCTAATTTTATTCAAAACCAGATATTGTGATAATTTCATCTGCGATCCACCATATATGCGTATAATATGCTTTGTAGGCATAATAATAGTTATTATCTATGTGTCAAGATATGCGTTAATTAATCTTATAACTTGCGTTATTCACATATTTACATAGAGTAAACCTTTGTTGAGTGACAATGTGAAAGGACTTTGATATGAACCCAATTCAACAAAACAAGCCGTTTGGCGATAGGCAATGGGTAAACTTGGTGAACGCACCACCTATATGCGGTCAGATATTTTTCGGAGCGATGTTCTGTAGTCGTTCAATCGGCTCGACGGGCGTCACGTCACCACCAGTTTCGGAGTTATTTGACGATGTATCGCAACAATTTACGCGCTTTGCGTTTAGAGCGTAACGTTACGCAAGTTGAGGTAGCTAAAGCCCTAGATATTGGTCAAGCTGAGTATAGCCGGATTGAGGGCGGCAAGCGCAAAATTTACCCTCACAAAGCCAAAATTGCTGAGTTTTTAAAGGTTAATGAAACCGACATTATCGAGTCATTTACGGATGGCTCTGAAGTTGACCGACCAGCTTTGTCACCGACATTACCGGTGTTTGGATTTCCCTTGCCTGACGGCAGAGGCTTCGATTTCACACAACAAATGATGAGCAAAGTGGACAGGCCTAGCTCGTGTAAAGAGCCAGCCGCCTACGCATGTTTTTGTTTTGGTGAATGTTTACAGCCCCAAATCAACAATGGCGATATTGCATTTGTTAACCCAACACTTGAGCCACGCGAGGGTGGGCTGATAGTGTTGCGTTATAAAGCAAATGAAAAAGAACGTGGTTTGCTTTGTCGTTATCTTGGCAAAAAGGGTGACGACGTTTTTGTTGAGTGGCGCGATGGTGAGGAGGTCTTCAAAATAAATGATGTCCAAACTCATCCGGTAGTGTCTGTGCATTATGCTTTATAATAATAATATGCGCATAATATTTGACATCTAGTTATGCGCAATGGTAAAAGAGGGGTATGGATTACCCCTTTTTTGCTAAGTTTCAGATGGATACAAAGTCGCTTGCAGAGCGATTTGGGACTGTTGGTGGCTCTGACCTAAACGTCCTGGCATCTGGCGATGCTGAAAAAATCAATAATTTATATTTGCGGAAGCGTGGCGAGATCGAGTCGGACGATCTGTCAACGGTCTGGCCTGTCCTAATGGGGCATATCACTGAGGAGTTAAATCTGGAGTGGTGCCAGCTTAAAAACAAACTGGAGATCATTAACCGGCAGCTTGTGATAAAGGGCAAAAAGCACCCGATCATGCGCTGCACCCTCGACGGTTCAGTCAACAAATATCGCGGCAAACAGGCCGTCATCGATGCAAAATACACGATGGGTCGCCCGAAAGCCGATGAGGAGTGGAAGGACGTCGTCCCACGCCTCTGCAAACAATACAGCCCACAATTACACTGGAATGCCTATTTGCTGGAAGAATACACCGGTAAAAAGTGTGCATATGGCTTGCTTACCATCATCCGGGCAGGCAATGAGCCAACACTGCATGAAGTCGAAATTGACCCTAATTATCAAGCAGAACTGATCGGCCTTGCGACTTACTTCATGGGCTGTGTTGATTTGGGTGTGCCGCCGCATGAGATCGTGGCGAGCGAGGCACCGGTGCCTCATGACGAAACAAGCCCTGTCGACATGAGCCAGACGCAGGCAGATCCGCGCTGGAAGCAATGGGCAGAGGTTTGGTCGCAGACTGTCGGGGCAATGGATGCCTGCAAGAAGGCCGAAACAGAAATCAAAAAACTTGTGCCGAAAAATGCCAGCATTGCGTTTGGTCACGGCATTCAGGTGAAGGTTGCAAAAAATAAGTCAAAGCGCATTGAGGTGATGAAATGAGTGAACTTGCAAAGGCAATGATCCGTTTCCACAAAGCCACTGCTGGTTTTGAGGCGGATAAAAAAGGGAACCGGTCGCAATATGCGTCAATCGGGGCAGTGATAAATAATGTCAAAGAGGCCGCAAAATATGGCCTGACATTTTCGCAGCCGGTGGACTTTGACGCGCAACATATATTTGTGCACACGATTGTAATGCACGAAAGCGGCGAAAAGATTGAGAGCCGATACCCTGTCATTGTGGATGATTTTACCAACAATCAAAAGATCGGCGGCGCGATCACATATGCAAAACGGTATGCGCTGGCATCCATCTTTGGCACAGAAAAAGGTGTAGAGGACAGTGATAATGATGGCGAGGACAACGGCCTTTATAATGACGAGATAAAGCCAGAACAAAGAGGTGGTGTCACTCCATCACCGGTTTCTGGTCAGGGTGACTCCGGCGGCTCCTCCCTGCCTCAAGAGTCACCCGCCCCTATAACGCCGAAGATAAAGCGCACGACCGATCAAGATTTAACCCCGCAGCAAAAGGCGCTAGAGGCGTTTATGGCAAAGGTGCAGGGAGCCGCATCGCATGACGCGGCGGTTGAGGTTGTCCGACAATATGTAACCAAAGCCAAAACGGTCGAGGGCGTGACGATGCTGTTTAACCGCCTCAAGCCATCAAGCGCGGATATGGTCAAAATATTTTCTGACAAACAACACGAGTTTATGAAAGCCAAAGCAGAGGAGATCAAACATGGCTGAACAAGCGAAGGTGAAATATGGGGTCGATGAATTGACCTTCTCACTTAATGACAATGCGTCAAACAAGACTGAGGACTGGCATTCAGATTGGAATGGGAAGGTCGTGATTAACGGCGTGACCTATTATTTGAATGGATACCGCAAAAATGACCAGTGGATCGCCGGTCGGTTGAAAGAGGCACCGCAAAAGGACGCCCCTGCCGCGTCGCCACCGCCGCAAGACAAAAAGCAAGATGTTTTGGAAGATGAAATCCCTTTCTAGCATCGCAGAACGCCCAGACCACCCCTTGCTCGTTATACCAAACGACGAGGGGTGTCTGATCGTCATCGGCACAAACCAAGCTCAAATGCAAATGACGCAGAAACAGATGTTTGAAAAAGGCATGGAGTTTTTGCGCAGATCGGCGGCGGCTGGTGGCAAAGAAAAAAGGTGACCGACGCGCTGCAAATTGTGTGCAGTGCGGGGCGCAATGTTTTTACAAAGATGACGGGTGGGTCATCAATGCAAAAAGAGAGTTTTTTTGTAGTCTCGCTTGTTTCGACAAACGGTGGCGGCTGCATGACAAAATGGCAAAGGGAGAGTTGTCATGGGAAGATTTGTCTGGGTTGAGGACTCTATAACCCCTGAAGGGTATGGCAGAAAAATATCGTGGAGTGGTCTGCTTGCTCAAAAAATGAAGGTGGGCGAGTCTGCAATGTTTCCAACTAGTAAAAGCGCATATCAGGTGCAGTGTTCAATCAGATATTTTTATGGGCAAGGCGCAGCGAAAGTTAAAAAGCACCCCTTTTGTGGATGGCGCGTGTGGCGGATAAAATAACCCTGCGATATGTCCCCCACTCCCAAGTGCGGGAATACGAGCGAAAGGGCTGGGAGTTGGTCAACGACCTATCGTGGTGCCATCATGGGCGGCATGCCACCGTTATGAAATCACCCGACTCGCAATCCTCTGAATATCATCAGGACGCTGAGCCAGCTTCAGATCAGTGACCGTATAGTGCTGTTCCGCAATGTTGCTCTTCTTTGAGTGACCCATCCGATACTTTCGGATTGATGCCGGGACGCCATCCAACTCCATCTGCGTGTGATAAAACTTGCGGAAGCCCCCTATGCCTTTGAAGTCGACCCCTGCGTGTTTGCAAATGGTTTTCAGCAGCCCAGCCCAATGCTTCTGATCCGCCATGACGTTTGTTGCGGATGGGAAAACATAGGTCGGTGAGGGGCATTGAAGGTGCCATTCCCGCATCAGCGCGATAAGGCTAGGCGGCAAAGGTATCGTGCGCACCCGAAACTCTGTCTTGGTCTCTTGCAGCGCACCGCGATAACCTGTGCGGCGAACAGTGGCGCTCCCTAATTTGATGTCCAAGCTATCCCAAAGCAACCCCTGCAACTCGTTTGCTGCGAGGCCTGTGAGGGCGGCAAAGCTGAACAGCGCCTTGCTATAGCTTGGCATGTCCAGAGCCAATATGTGGCGAACCTCGTCGGCTGAGTAACCTTCCCGGCTCCCGATCCCGCCTTTGATATTACGGCGGCTTTCCCTTGCGCAGGGATTGGAGAACACGATGCCTTTGTCGATAGCGTATTTGTAGACCATGTTCAGCGAGTGGATAATGCTGCGCTGGGTCTTGGGCGCTTTGCCATCCAGCATCAGCTTGTCGATGAACATGTTGATGTCGCCCACCGTTATTTTATGGATCTGCTTGTCTCCAAGCACCGGCAAAACGTGGCGCTTCAAATGGCGCACATCGTTCTCATGGCTTTGAGGCCGGATACCTTGCGGCTTGCCAACAAACCCCTCACGATAACGCAAGGCGTCCATTGCAACCGTTGCTAGGTTTGCTTTGTTTGCGTTGTGGATGCCAGCCGCAAGTTCGTCACGCAGCTTCATCCAGCGCTTGTGCCACGCGGCTGGTGTTGGATCGCAGTATACTCGTTTGCGCTTGCCAGCCAGATCAAAATACCAAATGATGCCGCGCTCTTGATCAGGATAGTTTGGTCGAGTCACGACCGTTGTTTTGAAGTCACCCTCTTTGTCGAGGGTTATCTCTACATCATTTACTTTGATTGTTTCCATCATCAAGCCCCCGATAATTCCCTCATGCGATCCAAACCCCTTCTGGCAAACTCACGGTCGTCCACGTCCGGCTGTCGACCATCAATGCAAATCCATCTCACCAGACCCTCAGTGACGGTGCCTTCGCCATCATGTTGAACCTTCCATTGGTTCATGATGAAGCCTGCGCCCATTAAAGACGCGCCGCTCTCGTTAGGCCGCGTGTAAGTGACGATGATCTTGTAACCCATCGCAAAGCAGGCCTGCTTGACCTTACCTATTAGATAGCTTGCGGCATGGGTGTCAGAATGTTTTGGGTTAACGCAAAGCCTGCGCAATTCGATATATCCGGGAAATTTTGACCAAGCAGATGAGCATCGGTCAACTGTTGCAATCCCGATGAGACCCAATGGGAAACCATGCTGTTCGTGAAACCCCGCACCATACATCAGGCCTGCTTTATGAACCCCTATCGAAAACATATGGCGCTTAAGAGGCTTTGAATGTCGGTGAAAGTGCCGGACGAAGGCTTGCGCCTCGTCCAGCTTTAAGTGTGTGTGCAGCAGCTTGCTCATTTACGCGACCTCCCGATAACGCTGGGTGACCGTTTCCATATTGATTGGAACCGCCACGATCCAATCCCACTCCCAATGCTCTTTGTCATCACCTTCGATGGTGTAACAGTGTTCGTCATGCAGATATGTCGTTAGTGGTTCGATTTCCGCGAAGGCTTTGTATGCCATCAGCCCCTCAAGGCGGTTGTCGAAATACATGAACGTCCAATGTTCTGGGTGGATTGTCGTGTCCGTCATGGGCTTGCCATTTAAGACAAAAGCATCTGTTTCAAACCCGCCGCAAACCGTGTGCGCTAAATCGTAGCCGTCTTGGGCTGTAAAATTGATCATCATCTCAACCTCCGCAGTTTGGGTGGCAGTGAAAAAAGTTGTCGCGCTCTCTAAGCCAAGTGCCGACTTGCGTGAAAATGCTGCCGGTATCAAAGCCAGCCTCTTTGCAGTATTTGTCACAATTTCTTGCGCACCGATCAGCATAAAAATTTGCGTTTGCCGCCATGCTCAATTGCATCGTGGTAGGGACGCCAGCATCAAATTGACTCCGGTAGTTTCTCAAATACCGCCGAAACTCGTCATACCAATGTATGGCTTCGATCATTGCGTGGGTTGATTGTGTTGATTGCTTAGTCATATCTATCTCCCTCAAGATACTTTTGGGCGGCTCAGAACCGTCTGCTTTGCGCCCTTGTATTCGCTATGGTCTTTGATGGTTGCCTTCAGGCTGATTTGATCGCCCTTTGATGCGAGGCGCTTGCCTTTGTAGACGTAGATGTTGCCATCAGCATCTACCATCGTGTTGATGTAGGTCGTGCCGTAAAAGCCATCGAAGCCCATGCAGAATTTTACCGTTGCGTTAATTTCGATGCGGTCGCCAATCGCGCCAACGTGGGCGGATGCGGCGTTTGCCCTTAGCCTTGCGATGTTGCGCAGGCCGTCTTGAACCTTGCCAGCAATCCGGCGAAGGGCGGCGGCTTCCATATTGATCTCTCTGCGGCTGTTCTCCAGCGCAATCGCCTTTTCGATCCGGCGGCGTTGGCTGGCGTTTTCGCGTTGGCTATAGAGGCGAGCTTTGCGCTTTTTGCTCCCGCCGCAGGCAAAGCAGACACCCTCGTGAACATTCATGTGCCACCATAAAATGCCAGCGCCGTCACATTTGCCGCAATCCTCAAGGCCATACATTTTACCGTTAATGGCAAAAGTCTCGCCGTTATATGGGGTGGTTTCTGCGTATGTAAAAAGCATTTCGATCTCCCTCAAGATAAATGGCGGGGCTGTTAAGCCGCCGCCTGATAATATGGAAATGCCTCTGCGCGATTTTCTGGGTCGATGCCCCACTCTTCAATCCGCAAGTCATCGGCGTCGAGCTTTATCAAATACTGGTAAGCATAATGCATGACTTGAGCGTCAAGCATTTTTTCGATGCCCAAAGTGTAGGCTTTCATGTAGATGTCAAATGCAACAAACGAGCGGCTGTCAAGGTGCTCTTTTTTGTAACTATTCCAGCATTGAATATCGTTAATAACTGAGGCTAAAAAATCGTTTTGCTCTTCGGTCATGTTAAGTCGTGTGGTCATTTTGATCTCCCTTCTGATCACTCTTTATATGACCAGTATGCTCATAATTTACTTATATGCAACCATAATATGCGCATATTGTTGGATGAGCCTGACGGTGTGTGGACAAAATGTGGACACTAAGGAGGGT